AAAAATGAATTGTAAAAATATATTGTAAATGGATAATATATTTTTAGTAGCAGGAATAATATCGGTTATATTTTTTGTTGCCAAATTTTTGGAAATGCAGTATATTGAAAAGGAAAGCAAGCCATTAAAGGTATTAATTAGAGATGCATTAGTTGTTTATGTTAGTGTAGTTGCTGGTAATTTTATTATGGACCAGCTGAAACCAGTTATCAAAGATAGTTCTATAATTTCTAGTCCAGCTGCATTTACAGATAATCCTCCATTCTAGGTAAGGGAACGTAGTTACTATCTGCCAGTCCATACTTTAACAAATGCTTCACATGCTTTTTTATTATTGAAATCTTGTAAATAACTATCATAATCATAATTAAATGATTTATAATGTTTATGTATATGGCCAAAAATCGATGGGATTTTTTTTAGTTTAGAAAATTCTTCACAAAAAAGTAGTCCCATTATTCTTTCTAATGCACAACGATCTGTTCTATTATTAACAACATTAATTAAATTGGAAATATTATATTTGTGTTCTAACATTTCTAAAAAATGCAAATTAATATATGATTGTACTCCAAAACATAAAGTAAAACTATTATTATTACGCATTCCAAGTATATTCATTTCAGGTCCTTGTAATTTTTGTTTAAGATGCTGATTATTTTTTAATTTGCCGCAAATTCTGAGTAAATTATTTAAATTTTCTTTGTCGTATTGACAATGCCATAAAGGTATTACAGGATATGTAAATTTTTCAAATGGAATTCTTTTATGGATAAAAACACTGTCGTGTAAAATAACTGCATTTTCAAACCATTTATGTCTTAAAAAATATATATATGGTAGTAGCTCACCACGTTTAGGGTATTCAGATTGTATAATTTCAATATTTTTATAATCAAAATCTGCACTAACAAAAGAATAATTACTATTATCATCTATAATTATAATTTTTCTTAACGGGTAGTGTGTTCTAATTAATTTCACACATTGGTTCCAATATTTGTTAGTTTTAAGAGAATTTACGTGTCTTGTAATTATAAATCCAAATGTCATTATAATAAATATTAATAATTTAAATTTATAATTTTAAATTATTAATTTAATTCAAATATTCTATTAACTAACATATGATGGTAATTCATCAATATCCATAATTGGATCATTTTTTGAAATACTATTTTTATTAATAACAAATTTGCTAAACTCTGGTCTTTCTAATTGTGCATTAGGTGTATGATTATGAACACATCGTGCAATCATTTTATATAATTTAAATTCTGGATAACGTTCGGCACCATTATTTTTATATAGAACATTAATTCCATTATCATCCGTGCACCAATCAACAATTATTTTTACTATAGGATCACAACTATTAATATTCTTAATACTATCCATATCATCAATAATATAATCAAAAATGGAACACGCCAATCGACACAAATCAAAACTGAGGTTAGGTTCTAATCGAGGTTTTTTATCATTAAAGAAAGGTTCAGTATTATATTGAGTAACAGCATCACCTCCTGTTTGAAAACTATCACTGCAAAATACTTTGTTGTCAAATTTATAGATAGCGCGTCCAAAATCAATAATTTTAAATATTTTTCCAAAAGTAGGGACTTTGTAGTATTTTTTTTTATAATAATAGTAAAGGAATTTTTTGTTAGTTGGTATGTACATAATATTATTGGTATGCAGATCATTATGAGTAAATGAAAATAATTTTTGGTATACAATTAAAGACATAATTATTTGCATTAATAAAGACATCCATTCATCAGTAGATAAATCATTATTAATGATTAAATCGTCTAATGTATTTTCACAATATTCCATGCAAATAACTTGTACAGGGAATTTTTGAAGAGTTAATAACAATTTTTCTTCTTCAATATCAGAGTCATCGGTTTCATATCCATCTGATCCATTAGATCCATTAGATCCAGACCCTGATCCTGATCCAGACCCAATTGAACCATTATCAAGATCAATAATATCATTTTCATTAAGACCAGAACCATTGTCAATATCAGGATCTAAATCATTTTCATTTGTATGCGATGTTCTAGATGAACATGATGACCCGGATTTAAGACTAGCTGATTTTTTTTGATCAGTAATATCAATAGAACTAGTAATATCAATAAGGTCGATATTAAGTGATTTTACATCATCAAGTGAAATTGCATTGGTGCTAGTAAAAATATTTTCAAAAATGGTATCATCGATAGATTTTAAAGATAAATTAGATTTTTGAGAAATATTCATAATATTAAGTGGTTTTAAGATTGGTTCCTGTAAATTAGGTATTAAATGGGAATAATCTTCAATCGTAAATAAGACATTTTTTTGTTTATTAAAAAAATCAGATTGAATTAAATAATCGATATCATCAATTACATTTATTTTATAATTATTTTTGATAGCTAAAAAAGATCCATAATAATCAAGACCATGAATAAAATTATGTTTATGCAATACTTGGCTTGTTAAGTATGAAAAAAATCCATCAATATAGGCAGAATTGTTAGTGTCTTGTATTTTAGGATGTACTTTTTTATGTTTATCAATAGAAGGCAAATCAAAAAGATGTTCGTCAGTGTGATTATATTTTCCAACCAGATATTTAAATGGATCTAACAAAGGGGCCATTTTTATGAAAACCTTTTGGGTCATTGCAAAATCCTCATCGTCTTCTAAATTTTTTAGTTTGCACGTATAAATATGTTCATGTTCAAAAAGAACATCTTTATCTTTTTTTTTAACATCCTTAATATCTGAAATATTCCACACATGATTTAAATTAATAGAGTTAAAATTAGTAGTATTTAATGAAAAAAATCTATCATAAATAGGCAAATAATTTTGCACATTAGAAAGAGATATATTGGGATTAGATTGAAATTTGTTGAAAAGATTGATGTTCTTTCTCTTTTGATAATTTACAGTAATTGCCATTAGCTAATAAAAATAATAATAATAATTATATTTAACTTATAATAAATAAATAACTATAAACTAACAAATTCCTAAACTAAAGTATTTGTTTTATTTTGTTTTGATCGCGTAAAATAATATTCTTTTTTTAAAAAATATTATAATATAATAAATGAATTTAGAACTAAAACGGTTTGATATGAAATCTATTAGTTTTAAGCCTAATGAATCTAAAGGTCCTGTTGTAGTTTTAATTGGTCGGCGTGATACCGGCAAATCATTTTTGGTAAGAGATTTATTATATTACCATCAAGATATTCCTATTGGTACTGTTATTTCTGGAACTGAAGAAGGTAACGGATTTTACGGTAAACTGGTGCCAAAATTATTTATCCATAATGAATACAACACTGCTATTATCGAGAACATTTTGAAACGACAAAGGCAAGTTTTGAAGCAGATCAAAAAGGAAATGGAACAATTTAAAAGATCTACGATAGATCCTCGAACTTTTGTTATTTTAGATGACTGCTTATATGATAACACTTGGGCGCGCGACAAGATGATGAGGCTACTTTTCATGAATGGTCGGCACTGGAAGGTAATGCTAATTATTACAATGCAATATCCATTAGGAATACCACCCACATTAAGAACAAATATAGATTATGTGTTTATTTTAAGAGAGCCATATATAGCCAACAGGAAGCGAATTTATGAGAATTATGCAGGCATGTTTCCGACATTGGAGTCATTTTGCCAGGTAATGGATCAATGTACAGAGAATTATGAGTGCTTAGTCATCAATAACAACGCAAAATCAAATAAGCTACAAGATCAGGTCTTCTGGTACAAGGCAGATGCTCATAATGACTTCAGATTAGGATCGAAAGAGTTCTGGGAACTATCTAAACAGATAAATGATGAAGACGAAGAGGAACAATATGACCCAAATAACGTGAAGAAACGTGGCGCGGGACCTAAAATTGCGGTAAAAAAGAGCAAATGGTAGAAACCGCTTTCAAATATAATAAGCGGTTTTAATTAATTATTTATTAAATAATATAGCATTAATTTCTCTTAATACATTTGATAAATCAAAGCCCTTTTCATTAGGATTATATCTTATTATTTTATTACCCAATGACATAATATACATTTCTCTTATTTTTTCATTTTCAGGGTCACGGTCATCGTGATTATTTTCATCACATTCAATAACTAATTTATAGTCAACAAAATATAAATCTGCTCTATATTTACCTATAGTAAATTGGCGTTTGACATTTAACATATTACTATATGCGTTTGAAATAAAGCCAATTGTTTGATTTTCAATGCACATTCCGATATTTATTTGTTTTATATTTTCACTTACATCTACAATATATCTATTTCTTAAATTATAAGAATTTTTTAATATTTCAAACGCATCTTCTGTAAGAAGATAAGTTATTTTATTTTGCCCTCCATATTTTTTAAATTCTTTAAATTTATTTCGTTCAATAATATAATGAATATTCTCCTTATAATTTTTTTTTAAATATTTGACTAAACTAACTTTTACACTAGCCAAATATAACAAATCTTCTAAATTTCTTATGAATTCACACATTGTTTATAATACATTAACAATAATATGATAATTAAATTCAATTTTAAATATCATATATAAATATTTTTATTATTATTTATTCATCCTTCTCCTTTATTGAAAAAGGTCCACTAACAAGCTCAGATCGCCCATAATCTGTCTTGCCTACAACAATATTCTCGCCGTCAAATAGCTCGGATCGGATATCCGCAACAGAAATAGTATCTGAACCTTCGGTTGTTAGCGCCTTCTCCTGACTGGTTGCACTGACACCAATCAAATTACCATCTTGATCAATATCTTGCGTCAAAATGTTACCATGTTTCTCCGCATTCTTCTTATTCTCATCAATTGCCTTCTGCTTGGTCTCTTTGACACGGGCCTCAAACGCATTCTTGGCAGCACTTTCATTCTTTTGTTTCTCCTGAGCAAGCTGATTAAGCTCTTCCTCCATGTACTCAACCCGTCCAGTCTTGTAAGCTTCAGGTTCCCAAGGCAACCAAGTACCGACAGGTCCAACAAACACGTCAAAACTGGGATCAACCTCTCTGATAAGTTTAGCGCGTAGTTCAGCCTCTTCTTGAGATGCAAAATGACCGCGTGACTTAAAACCACGTACAGATGTTTGAAAGTTATGCATAATATTGAATTGCTTTTCCAAGTTGTCTTCCTCTTTGTCAATAAAAGTCTTGTAGTCATCCTCAATAGAAGAACTAATAATATTATCACGTTCTTCTTTAACAAATCCTTCATAATCCTTCATGACATCCTCGAAATTCAATTTATATTTAAAAGATACGAAGTTAATAAATTGATGAAATTTTTCCATAGATTTAGAGAATTCCCATTTCTTTAGGAATTCCTCAAAAAAGAACATTTCTTTTTGCTTTAGGATCTTTTCTGGAGTGATAAAAGAGAAACATCCGAATGTTTGGCCGGCGATAGGTTTATCTACATCGAGTAAATCAACATATTTAGGATTAGGAGATCCATCTTTTGCTAATTTACGATCAAATGGTAATTTCTTAGAATTAGAAACAGGTTTAGATTTTCCGCTCATTATATATTAATTTATTTAGTTCGTTTTAAGTATTAATTTAATAAATTAATATTATTATTTTCTTTTTATTTTATATAAAGAATGGGAATGTTTAACACAAACGAAATGATTAAGAGAATAATCAAGTATTTAGTTGAGGGGTTAATGATTGCAATTGCTGCTTATGTTATCCCTAAGAAATCAATGAATATGGAAGAGATTGCATTACTTTCTTTGACTGCTGCGGCAACTTTTGCTATTTTGGATACGTACATTCCTAGCATGGGTGTAGGTGCTAGATCCGGAGCTGGATTTGGTATTGGTGCGAACTTAGTTGGTTTCCCTGGTGGACTTTAAATTCCACCTTTAAGAAAGGTTTTGCGAAGCTAAAGCCAAACTAACATAACATAAATAATATAAATACAATTAGATATCTATATTATTCAAGCATTGGTAAAGGTGGGATTTAAACGGTAGGAATAAATTCCCAATCTAATTCGATGCACATTTTTTTCCATGTTTCATCTTGTTCGATCAATTTTTCTCGATCTTTAAGCAAAGGGATTGACTCGAGATATTGGTCTTCGCCCAAGAGTTCACAAAACTTAAAAAGTACATAATAATAATTCAAAAAGTTAACACGATAATCTGGGCAAGTTTTAGCGTAGGGAGATTGAGTTTCCATAAAAAGGTTGCACAAGGTTTCTTCTAATTCGGGACTAAATACAGGTGGTTTAATGCCTAATTTATTTTTAATAAATGCGATGTGTTCATAATATTTATTAAAGCCAAGTTTCTTCAAAATCTCTTTGGTTTTGTAATGTGTTAGTTGTTCAAGATTAATTCGCTCTTTTTTAATTTGCAAATGTATTTGATCAATAACATCATCAGGTATTTGTGTAGTTTCTTTGCCTTGAAATTGAGCCAAAATTTCTTTAAAATGATTAATTTTTTTGTAAGCATAGAAGCACACTTCTTTAGGTGGCTCTTTATAAGAAGGTTTTTCATTTTCAATAAGATAAGGAATATTGACAGCACATGCATTGCAAATAAGTACACCCTCATCATCGAGGGGAATTAGTTCACCTTTAAAACAATGTTGACAGACATCAGTAGAACGAACGAAAGAATTCATGTCAATAAATGTTTCGTCAATATTACTCAAATATTTTTGAACAATATTTTTGTTTCTATTTTCATTGATATTAGCATCTTGGTTATCATTTTGAATTTTAAAGAAATTAAAAAGCATTTGATTTTTGGATGTGGTTGGTTTGTTAGAATTGGTGGTTGAATTAGGATCAATATTAGTAATATTTTTTTTATTTTCAAAATATTCAAAAATGAATTT